TCACCGCGGCGCGGCGTTGCGCGCATTGCCGAAATTCCCGGCAATCGCGTCGATTAGCCCGCGCGTGATGCGCCACCACAGTGGCGCGCTGGCGTCGGCCTGCGGCAGAAATGGCGCGGCCAGGGTCACGGCATAGCCGAACAGGCCAACCGTCGCCGCCACCCCGGCGGCCCGGCCGCCCAGCCCGAGCTGCCCCAGCAATGCAATCGGATCCATGCTCCATCCTTTCAGGGTTGCCGCCGGACAGCGGCGTGGTCAGCCGGCGCGGCCCGCCGCCCGCGTCAGCCCCGCGCCTGCTCGATCGCATCCAGCGCGCGGTCGCATTCGGTGATCGCCGCATCCAGCCGATCGGCCTCGGCCGAGGCCACGGCGTATTGCCGTTCCAGCAGGTCGCGCCGGGCCAGCACGGCCTGCGCGGACAAGGCATCCATCAGGCGGTTCAGCGCATCACGCAGCGCAAGCGCGGTGGCCACGCCGAACACCACCTGGTGGTAGCCGAGTTGCCGGCCGCCCCGCTTGGTTTCCAGCGCCAGCGACACGCGGGCCCCGTCAACCGCCATCAGGCCGACATGCGTCCAAACGCCGGCGGCATCGCACTCGCTCAGCCAGTCGAAGTCATCCGCCATCAGATTTCTCCGGCCCGCGCCCGGTCGGCGTAATCCGCCTCCAGCACGCGCGCGTGCGCCTCCAGATCGATGCCGGCAAAGGCGCGGGCGACGGCCCACAGGTCCTCCGGGTCGTAGCCGACGCCGCCGGGCACGATCCGGCATGTCACCCAAGCGGTGCGGGCCAGCAGATCCGCCGCGGCGGATTGCAGCGTGGCGGCGGCCCGGTAATCGGCGTCAACCGCGCGGGCAATCGCGCGCGCCGTCGCCGCGTCGAATTCCGGCGCGGTGGGATCATGGGGCATGATGGGTTCCACCATCCTTAATGGCAGGCGGCCAGGCTGCGCGGTGCGGCGCCCGCGCCGGTCGCGCTCAATCAGTCTGGCGCAGCGTCTCGCGCACCCCGGCCGCATCCCCTTGCGACAGCCGCCGGCGTAACAGGGCGATCACCGCCGGATCGGCGTTGGGTCGCGCCACATAGGACCACACGGCGCGCTCGTCCCGCCCACCGGCGGCGGGCGCGGCCGGCGGTGCGGCCGGCACAGTGGCAGCCACGGATGATGCCGGCGGTGCCGGCGGTGCGGGATCGGGCGCCGCGGGCTCGCAGCCCGCCAGTGCCGCCACGCCCAGCAACACCACCCCCAGCACGCCGCCGGACACGCGCCCGCGCCTCATGGCCTGGCCGCCGGGCGCGGCGTCAGCCGTTCCACCAGAAACAGCAGCCGCTGGTCGACCAGCGCCAGTTGGCGCTGCATCTCCGTCACCGCGCGGCCGGTTTCCGACATGGAGGCCTCCATCCGGGTCAGCCGGCGTTCGTGGTCATCGAGCGACGCATCACGATGTGCCGTCATCCACACCACGGTGGCCAGGCTGCATGTCACCGCGATGGCGGCCGCGGCGATGGACGCAACGGGAATCCGCCAGTCGAGCCGCAGGCTCGCCGTCTCAGGCTCGGCCATCAGTGCCTCCAGAAAATGGGGTGCGGGGGGCGCCGCCAGCCGGGGCTGGCGGCAGCCGTCAGGGGGTCATGATCTCGGTGCGCCGCGCATCGGTGAGGGCGCCGGCAGCAACCAGCGCCGCCATCCACGCCGCCAGCCGTGCGGCGCGCAGATCAATCACGCCCCGCGCCAGGCCGATTGTCAGGCCCAGCATGATCTGTGGGTTCGCCTGGGCGGCAACCTGCACCGCGCCCTGTTCCTGGGGCGTGAACCGGTCGAGGAAATCCCCCGCCGGTATGGTCGTCCGTAGTGGCGCGGTGAACGTCACGCCGTCATGGGTCCAGCCAATCGACACGCCGGACTCGGACGGGCATTCCACCCAGTCGGCGCCCGGCTGTTCCTCGGCAACCGACAGCGCGGCGACCGCGTTTTCAACGATCTGGGCCCACATCACCGTGCCTCCAGGACGGCCAGGCGGGCCGCCAGGTCCTGCACCAGCGCGAGCATCGCCGGCACCAGCTTCGCGTAATCCACCATCTGCGGCACGATGTTGCCCTGCCCATCGACCGCGTCCCGCTCGCCGGTGACGGCCCACGGCGCGGCGGCCGCGACCTCGTGCGCCAGGCACATCGGCTGCCGCTGTCCGGGCAACGCGCGCCACGCCGCGCCATGCACCGGCACGGACAGCAGAAACGACCCGTCCGCCGGACCATGGGTGATTTTCAGCCGGTAGTCGGAGGACGTGTTGTAGGCAACGCCCGTGCCGTTGGTCGTGATCCCGCCCACCACCGATGCGCCAAAGTAAAAACCCGCCAGGCTGATCCCCGTCACATCGACGCGGACCAGCAGCGCGCCCGCCGCCGTGCCGGAGCCGTACGCCCCAACCGCCCACGTATTCGGCGCGCCGGTGGCCTGGCAGGCAAAGCGGAGATTGCCGCTCCAGTTCGCGCCCGAGGTGGGCATCACCGCGCTGGCGAGCGTGGACACCCCGGTCACGGACAGCGCGGCCGGCAGGGCAACGTTGCTGTTCTGGTCCCGGTACACCGCCCGCTCGGCCGGCAGCATGTTGTAGACCCGCGTCGTGCCGGTGAAGTTCAGTTTGAGCGTCGTGCCGGCGGTGTTGCCCAGCACCGTGCGCGTCAGCGTGTCCGGCGTGCCGAAAGTCAGCGTGCCGTATCCCCATTCGGCCTGCGTGCCGTCGTCGAGGAAATAGAACACCAGCGATCCGGTGGCATAGGCGTCGCGGAACCGGCGGCGGCCGGCGGCCGCGACACCGAGATTGATCGTCGCCGCGGTGCCCGGCGCCGAAATCGACTCCAGGACGAACCCGGCCAGCATCAGCGACCCCCCTGGACCGCGGCGGCGTGCATCGCGCGGAGGCGCGTGGCACCCATCGCGCGCAGGCGCGTGGCACCCATCGCGCGGAGGCGCGTGGCACCCATCGTGCGGCGGCGCGTGGCATGCCGCGCCAGAACCTGCTTCATGGCATTATCTCGTTTTCCGGTTGGAAGCCCGGCAACCGTCAGGCTGTCCGGCCCGGGATGGGCCGATCCTCCGGCGGGTGGCTCTGATGCGGGCGGATTACAGCCGTTCGGCGATTGTCGCCGTCCAGCGGCGGCGGTCCGCCGCACCATAGGGAAACGACACGTCGGTTCCCTTGCAGCGCCCGAACACCGCTTCGTATTTCAGGTTGGTGCTGCCATGGTCCGGCGCAAACAGCACGTTGCCGCCGACCCGCGCCGAGCGGTCCAGCTCGCCCACCTTGGCCCACAGCTCGGATGCCCGCACCCCGTCCAGCGCCACCGCCCAGCGGCGCCGCTGCCACTCCAGGGTCGGATATTCCTGGCCGCCGCGGGTCACCACCTCGGCCACCGAATCATCGCGCCCGGTCGTGGAACTGAACGACACGCCCGACGCCGGAAACCACACCGCGCCGCAGAACACGAGCGGCACGTTGATGAACCCGTCCGGGTTGCTCGCGTCGGTGATGCCCACGGTCAAGTAATTCGCCGAGACATCGGATGGCAGGACGTGCAGAACCTGCCCATAGCCGGCGGCCGGACCGGGCACGGTAGCGGTATACACAAGCGTCGGCCCCGGCGTGGTGTAGAGCCGGAACACCACGCTGGCAGCAGCAGTCAGGTTGGACCGGTGCAGCGACACCGCACGCACCGGCGACGCCGCGGCGAACGTGGCGGTCAACAGTGCGCCGCCCGCTTCCGTCACCACGCCCGCCGCCGTCTGCCAGGCCACCGAAGGTGCGCCCACATCCTCGGCAATATTGGCCGCGGGCAGCGTCGCGGAATTCGCGGTGATGGTGGCGCTCTTGATCAGATTGGACCAGCCAAGAAATGCCGCCATTACACCAGCACCGTAACTTTGATCGTCGGATCAGTGGAGCGCCAGTCGTCGCCGACAACGATGCCGAACTGGCCCCAGCGCAGGTCGTCCACCGGCCAGGTCAGGTAAAGGACGTCGCCGAATTCCAAGGCGAGCCCGATGGACAGCGGCAGCACCACGTCATACAACCGCCGCCGCACGCCCCACAGCGCGCCCGACCGGTTGGCGATGGTTTGCGCGTGCGCCTGCGCATCCAGGCACGTCGCGACCGGCGGCGGGTCATTCGGCCGCGCATAGGCCGTCAGTGTCGCGGTGTTGATCCAGGTGGCAAAACGGTCGGCAAACCGCGCGAACGTCTGCGACGATGCGGTGGCGGTTGGATTGAGGCCCGAAGTCTGCACCGTGTAGTTGTGCTGGTAGCCTATGCGTATCCGGTAGGGCTGCGGATCCACCGCGCTGGGCAGCGCGCGCGGCGTCACGCTCACCATGGTGCTAGTATCCAGCACCGCAACCGGCGTTTCGGTGCCGGTCAGCGCCTTCAGTTGCACCAGCGCAAGACGCCCGTCCCGCTTGGGCACCAGCGTCACGTTGGGGCCGGCGAGCGCACGAGCAACCGCGGTCGCGCCATCCGGCGTTTCGGTCGACGCGAAATGCACGCCGCCGGTCAGGGCCAGCAGCACGGCGAACGAGGTCGTGTCGAGATAGGCTGGTGGCACGGCGATGTCTTCGGCGAGCAGATAGCGGGCAATGCTGGTCGCCGGCGCCTGAAACCCGGCCAGCGGGAAGTTGCCGGTGCAGTCCAGCGTGATGTTGTACGTGGGCGTGCTGCCGAGCTGGAACAGCCCGCGGCTGTTGTCGGTCCGGTACTGCCCGGCCGGCGTGCTGCCCGTGTATAGATCCGTCGTGTTGCCGGCGAAGGTATAGGTGGACTTGCGGCCTTCCCACAGCGCCGTCACCGAGCCCGCGCTGTCGGTGTACTGGTAGATCAGCGCAACCGGGTCGACCAGCGTCGGCGTCACGCCATAAACCCGCCCGCGCGTTTTCGGCTTCGGCGCGCCCGCCAGGTCGGCCGTGCCGTCATACCCGCCCGTGCCACCATACAGGCTGTTCTGGATTGGCTGCTCCAGCCAGTAGGTCGCATCCCGCAGCGGCACCGCAAGCTGGGTTTCCGACAACTGCCACGGCGTGGCGATGCCCTTGTACACCGGCACGAGCGACGCATAGGGCGGATCGGTCCATACGCTGCGCCCGCCCGGCAGGTCGGGCGTTTCGTAGGCCTGGTCGCCGCGGTAGATCCGCACGCCGCGCCCGTCGTTGTTGTACGAGGCGACCAGGTCGTTGAACCGTCCGCCGCTGTTCGACAGCACGGCCGAGCCCCAGGCCGCCGCCACGCCACTGGCGCCGGGCGCCAGGTTCATCGCCCGCGTGATCTGAAACGCATCGGCCACATGGGGTGGGTAGGCGATCACGCCGGACGGGTCGGCATCGCGCGTGCGATAGCCCAGATCCGAGGCGGTGATGACGGTGGTGGCCCCCAGGTCATCGGGAAACTGGGCCAGCGCGCCCCACGGCGCGGCGCCCCAGCTATATCCATCCGACACCACGGCCGCGACGGGTTCCACCGCGTCGACCTCGATCGCGAAGAACGGTCGGGTGTAGCTCATGCGGCGATCCGCGCCGGCGCCGCGCTGCCCTGTTGCAGTTGCGCCCGCACCGCCTCCACCGCCTTGCGCACTTCGGCCAGCGCATCAGTCAGTTGCTGCGTCTGCGTGCGGGTTTCCGCCGCCAGCACGCTCGCGGTCAATGTATCCGGCGCGGCGCTGCTCACCCGCCCGATCACCTCCAGCACCCGCGCGAAATCCGCCGCATAACCCGCGCCCGAGCCGTTCACCACGCGCGAGCCGGCCAGCAAGGCATCGGCGTAGCCAGTCAGTTTCTGGACGCTGTTGAAATCACCCGCCGCCGCGGCGCCCGCCACCGCGTCGAACTGCTGCGAGGCAAGCGAATACTGCGCCAGCGGCGACAGCGGCGAGGCCCCGCTGGTATTCAATTTCGTTACGTATGAACTCAGCGACGACACCCCGGCCGCCGCTGTGGCGGCGATCTGGTCGTTGAACTGCCTGGCAATCGATAGACGTTCCTCGCCCAGCGCACGCTCCAGATGGGTCATGCGCACGGCAAAGGCCTCGCTGTCGCGGAACGCCTCGCCAAACATGCCGACCAGTTGCGTGGCGAGCGCGTCCTTTTCCTGCTGCGCCTGGAAGTCGAAGGCGTAAAGGCGCGCATCCAGCGCGGCGCGCGGGTCGTTGGTGTTCGCCGCCTTCCCCGCCAGCACCCGCGTGGTGAGGCCGATATCCAGCGCGTGGATCTGCTGCGCCGCCGCCTTGTTCGTCGCCGCGACCGCCTTCTCGCGGGCCGCGCCCAACTCCTGCTCCGCCGCCGTCAGGTCGCTGATCTGCTTCTCGTTCAGATAGCCGGTATGGATCAGCGCCTCCGCGGCGTCGATCTGATCGTTGAAGGTCTTCGCGACCGTCTTCAGGCTATCGTTGACCGAGCCGGTAGCCTCGCCGAACGTTTTGGCCGCGGGCACGGTTTCGTTGAGCATCTTGTTGTACGCCGCGATCGCGGTTGCCGCGGCGTTCAGCGTGGCGTTGAATTCATCGAGACTGGCAAACGACTTGCCCGCGATGGCACGATTCAAATCCGGATCCGCGACTTCAAACCGCATGCCCTGGAGCGCGTTCTTCCCCGTCTGGTTGGCGGAGAACAGATCCGGGAATTTCTCCGGATCCTGAAACCCGCCCGGCGTGTTCTGGCCGATTTCCAGGTTGTCGATGATCTGCACGACCTTGCCGCCGAACTGCGCCAGCGTCTGGTTGACCGCGGCAACTTCCTTCCGCAGCCTGTCGACTTCCTGCGAGGTGTCGACGATCTGGCTCAGTGTTCTGCCGATGGAAAGCTGCCCGCCCTCGGCCGTGACGCCAGTGCTGGAATAGGCGCTGGGCGGGCGGGGGCCGATGAACGCGCCGCCGCTGCCGCCGAGCAGACCGCCAATCAGACCGCCAACGATGGTGCCGATGCCTGGGATGATGGAGCCTATGGCGGCTCCGGCCAGGGCGCCGACCCCGGCACCGATGGTCGGGGCCGGGCCGGTTTTATTGAGTGCGCCTTGCAACAACCCGCCGGCCAGCGAGCCGGCGCCGAACCCAAGCCCCACCCCGCCGGCGAAGCCGCTGAATGTGGTGCCGGTCAGCGCCCCACCTGTCAGCACGGGGCCCTGCACGCCCGCCGGAAGCGCGGCGTATGCCGCCGATGGCGCGAGATTGAACAAACTGGGCGCCAGATCGGCGGCAACGCTGTTCAGCCAGGGCGATGCGGTCTCGATGCTGTTCGTGAAACCACTGAACCCGTTGCTCAGGAAGTTCCAGGCCTTCTCACCGCCGCTGAAGATACTGGACAGATTGCCGGTGGAGAATCCACCGTCCGAGCCGGTGCTGGGGCCGCCGCCCGACAGCGCGCCGACCGCCGCACCGAGGGTGGGACGCAGGCCGCCGGTGGATGGCAGGATTGAATTGAGGATCGGGTTGATCACCGCCAGCTTGGCGAAATCCGACAACACCGATGAGGCAACGCCCTTCAGCACGTTGCCCAGGTTCACCGCGTGGCCCTGGCCGGATACGAACGCATCCACCATCGCCTGTCCGACGCGGTCGAACGCGTTCGTCAGGGTATTCGACACCGCCGCCACCGATGCCTGCCGCTGCTCGAAGTCGCGCGCCGCGGCCGCGCCGGCATCCAGCGCCGCGGCATAGCGGGTCACCGCCTCGGCCTGTTCGTTGCTGCCCTCGGCGTATTTCCCGCGCGCGGCCGCCAGCGCGGTTTCGCGGTTCTGCGCCCGGCTGACCGAGTCCGCCGTGCCGTCATAGGCGGCATTGATGCGCAACTGCGCCTCAGTCTGCCGCTCGGTGGCGGTGATCAGGTCCTCGTACGGTTTCTGCAACTCGACCTGGCGCGCCGCCCGCGCCATCGCCAGCGCCTTTTCGTCCACCGCGACCCCGGCCCGCCGCGCGGCCTCGGCGAATTGCTGATCCACCTTCGCCATCTCGCGGGCGAATTCGCCCTGTTGCGACAGCGCCCGCGTCGCATCCACCGCCGAGCGCGCCAGCTTCTGCTGCTCGGTGACGAGGTCGTATTCTTGTTTGCGCAGTTCCGCCAGCGCGTCCGACAGCCGGGCGATTTCCGCCGGATCGGAGGTGACCGCCAGGCCGTCCTGCAGCATCTTCTGCTTCGCCTGGTTCTGTTCGCGGTCGAAGGTCAGCCCGCCGATCTGGCGGGCCAGCGCGAACGCGTCGTCCCGCGCGGATGTGTTCGCGGCACCAGCCGCCGAGCCTGGCGGGATTGGCGGGACGGGAAGGATGGATGTGGCGATTGTATTGACATCCACCCCCGCCACGGCCTTGACGTAGGACCGCGTTTCGCCGGGCACGTTCGTTCCGGCCAGGAACGCATCGACATTCCCCGGCCCCCAGTTGTAGGCCATGGCGACCAGCGCCGGATCGCCGCCGTATTTCGACCAAAGCTGGGCGATGTATTTCAGCCCGCCCTTGATGTTGTCCGCGGCGTCGAAGGCATTGACGCCCATGTCGCGCGCGGTGCCCGGCATCAATCCCATGATGCCGACCGCACCTTTGCCTGACATGACATCCTGCCGGCCGCGCGATTCCAGAAAGGCCATGCGGGTCGCGAGGTCCGCCTGCATCGCGGATGTTTCAACCGATCCGGCGAAGTTGTTGGCTTCGGCGATCGCGTAAAGCTGGTTGGCGACCGGTGTCGTCAACTGGCTCGATGGCGCGATTCGTGCGCCAGGCGTGGCTGCCGCCGGAGGCGGGCCGGATGTGACGCCGAACAGCCAGGACCGGGCGGCGCCCGCGCCTGGGAACAGGCTGGTGTTCGGCACCGCGAAGGGCATGGCGGCGCCGACAAACTCTGACAGGGACGGCCCACCGGCCGCCTTGGTCTTGTCATTCAGGCTGTTGACATAGTCCCAGGCCTGCTGGATGGCCTCGGCCACCCTGGTGATCGAATCGATGGCCGAGGCAGCCGCCGATGTGACCACCGAGCCGAGCGAATCCGCAAACGACCGGCTTCCGTCGGCCGTGCTGATGAACGCCTTGCCCAAGTTATCGAGTGCTCGTTGCAGATCGGTTTTCGCCGCGTCCGCCGCGCCACTGGTCTGGCTGCGGAGTGCATCCAGCACCTTGCCGAACGCGCCCGCCTTGTCCCCGCCATCCGCCATCAGCTTGATGCTGTAGGCGAGCGCCTGCGACATGCCGGGGAAGTGTTCATTCGCGAGCTTCGACGCCATCGCCGCCGGATCACGCAGCCCGCCCGCCAGCTCGCGCGCGGCCTCCGGCAACGTCTTGCCGATCACCGCCGACAGATCCCCGGCGGTGCGGATCAGCGCCTCCATGTCCTGGCGCGTGCCCGTGAAATTCCGCTCCGCCCCGATCGCCTGCGCCGCCGCCCTGGCCTCGGCGCCGCTGAAGCCGGTGGTGGCCGCGATGTTCTGCGCCGCATCCCGCGCCGCAACGCCCATTGCCTCGTAATCCGTCCGAGTCGCCCGCAGCGCGGTCTGCATGCTGAGCAGCCGCCGCTCCGCGGCTTCACTGCTCACCGCCAGGGCCGCGAGCGAGGCAACCGCCACCGCCCCGATGGCAACCAGCGGATTGATCGCCGCGACCGCCCCCACCACACCACGCGCGAGCTGGCCGAAGCCGACGCCCCCGGCCGCGGCGACCTGAACCACCTGGCCGCCCTGCTGCACAAACGTTGTCAGGATCGGCTGGCCGCTGGCCAGCCCCTGAAACAGGTCGATTGATTGCAGCCCGAGATTGCGCACCGCGAACGCCGCCTGGGTATGGTTCGCCGCCGCCTTGTCCGCCGCCTGCGCGGTCGCCGCCAATGCCGCGCCGTGCTGGTTCAGCGGCGCATTGGCGCGCGCGAACGCCGCGGTTTCCCGCTCGATCGCCTGTGCCGCCTCCGCCGCGCTGATCGCGCCGAGCTTCTGTGCCTGGGCGATCTCATCCAGCGTGGCTTCGTATTGCTTCGATACTGCGAACACCGGGTTGAACTTCGCCCGCAGCCGGTCCAGCTCGGCGCCGTAGGCGGCAATATCAGCCGCCCGGCTGGCGCTCGCATCCGCCGATGGCAGCCGGATCCCGGCCGCGTTGTTCACCGCCGCCTGGTATTTCGCCGCCGCCGCCGCGGCTTGATCGTAGTCGCTGGCCAGCTTGTTCAGCGTGGGCGAGGTCGCCGCCATCGCCGCTGCCGCGGCACCGACCTTGGTGCGCAGGCTATCCAATACCGCCGCGCGCTGTTCCTCGCTGGCGCGCCCTTCCGCCACCGCCGCCGCCATGGTCTGGCTCGCCTGCGCCAGCGCCCGCTGCGCCTTTTCATAGGCCAGCGTCGCCCGCGTGCCCTCATCGAACCGGCGGATCAGCGCCTCGGCGCCGGGGCCGACGCGCGCCACCGCCCACTCGACCTGCTCCGCCGCGCCCGCCGCCTTGTCCATCGCCGCCGCCGCGGCCGCCATCGGCCCGGAAATGCCGTCCTGCACCTCCAGCCGGCTGACCTGATATGCCATGGCTTACCTCATGCGGCGGCGGTCAACACGATCGCGGGTGACTGCACGCGTTGCCCGCGCCGCGCGCCGCGGCGCAGCACGTACTGCCCGGGAAACGACAGGCTGTAGACCCGCCTGGCCTTGACCAGCCCGCCGAATTCGCGGCGCACCGCCCGCACGCAGTCATCGAACAGCCCGGACGGCACGCTGAAGCGCAGCACTTGCGCGCCGTCCATCTGCACGTCGATACGCCGGCTGTACGGCTCGGTGTTGCCGATGGTGATTTCCGCATCAAGCGGCACCGAGCCCGGGTTGAATGACCCCGCCGGCACAAACCGCCCGTCGACGCCGAAATAGAACGAGTCCCGGAACGCGCCCGTCCGCGCCGGCGAGCGCGCCTTGAGAAACGCCAGCGCCCAGGCGGCCGCCTCGGCCTGATAGGAGAACCGGTACAGGATCCGCCCGCTGCCATCGCCGCGCACCGCCTCCTCCGGCGCATCCGCCACGCCATCGACGATGCGGCGATACACAAGCCCGGCCCGGCCGGAGGCCTGCACATTGGCCAGGGCCTGGCGCGCGTGCTCGGCCAGCATGGCGGAGCGGGCGGCAGGCGACAGAGTCTCGGCCGCGAAGGCGCGGATGGTCTGGCTCAGGGCTGGCATCTAAGGCGTCGCCGCCTTCACCCGCTCGGCATGGTGCGCCAGGAACTCCCCGTCCATCACGCGGATGCACGTATCCAGCAGCAGCATGTCGTCCCCGCTCAGGTCGTGGAACGCCGCCCAGTCCCGCACCATGGTCCAGGGAATGCGGCCCGGCACCATCGGCCCCATGCCCCCACCCCACCATGGCCGATCCAGGTGCAGGCGGTGCCAGGCGCGCCAGATCCAGGCCAAGTGATCGGGAATCACGGGCTCCGGGATGTCGATGTCATCCGTATACGCCGCCAGATGCCGGTAGCCGCCCCATTCCAGCGTTACGCGGAGGGCGGCGCGGAGTTTCCCACCGCGTCCTCGGCCTCGGCCGCCTTGATGCGCCCGACCAGGGCCGGTGCGCGGGTGGCCGCCGCCCACAGATCGGGATACGCCGGATCGCGCACCATCTCGCAGAACCGCGCGAAGCCCACGGGCTGCCCGTCATCGTTCTCCAGGTTGCGCACGTCCAGCAGGCAGTGCGCCACCAGGCAATCGGCGATGATATCGCGCTGTTCGGCATTCGGGATTTTCGATACATCGCCGCCATAGGGCAGCGCCGCGCGGCGCAGCTTGGCGGCGCGCGCGTCGGTATAGGCGTCGGTATAGCCGCGGGTGCGGATTTCCAGGTCATCGAATTCCTCGCCCGGGCGCACCCATTCGCCGCCCTCGATCTTCCGGTGATCGACGCGAAAGCTTGCAAGTCTGGCCATGTTCCACCTGTCGGGTTGTGGGATGTCGGGATGCGGAAACCGCGGACGGCAGCGCCCGACACGCCGCCGCCCGCGCCTGTCACGACGAAGGTGATTACGTCGCGGGCAGCTTGTCGATCTGGATGAACGGACCGGGTGAGCCCTCGATGTCGAACGTCGCCATCACCGCCTGACCGGGCCCGCCGGCTTCCACCTTGGGATTGATCAGCAGCGAATTCGGCAGGGTGATGACATAGGCCGCGCCCGCCGCGTCCTTGGTGACGATCGCCAGGTTGCCGGCGGTCTCGTTCTTGGCGCGGGTGTACAGCGTGAAGTCGCGGAAATAGATCTTCAGCGACCCGGACACCATCAGCGTGCCGGCCAGCATGCCCTGCGCCGCCGCGCTGCCCATGCCGAATTCCAGCGCCGCACCGCTGTTCTCGACCGTGATGGAGAAACTGTCCACCACTGAGCCGAGCGCGGCCTGGTTGAGGAACACGCCCGCGAACGCGCCCACCGGATCATGCACCCGCCCGGTGGGCGCGGCGGTGATGCCGCCCGTGCTGGCATCCGTGGTGGCGTTCAGTTCCTGCTGCGCCAGCAGCTCGAACGTCCCGCTGAGGAACTGCCCGACGCCGCCGCTCAGCGTGCCGCGCGAAATATAAGTGCCCGGGTAGCGCAGCCACAGATTCGACGCCAGCTTCTGCTGCACGAACAAGCTTTTGAACTGCGCGCCGTTCTGGATCACCTGCGCCCGCACCTGCGCCGCGGTGCCGGCCGGGGTTTCCGTCACCGGCGCGCCCGTGGTGATCTTGTCGATCGTCAGGTTGGAGTTGCTCGCCTTGGTCGACACGTACCAGATGTCGTTGTTCGCCGCGTTGGTGAAACCCAGCGTGCGGATCCACTGTCCCAGCGCGATGTTGGCATATTTGGTGCCAAGGCTGCTCGACAGCGTGGCGCGCGTCGCCGACACGTTGGTGATGGTGATGTCGCCGGCGATGCCGGCAATCGCCTGCGCCGCCTGCCAGTCACTGCCCAGCAGCACAGACAGGCAGTCGTCATACGTGCCGTATGACAGGGCGAAGCTGATCGAGCCGCCGGCCTGTTCCTGCGTGGTGACCGCGGCCGAGGCTTCGCGGCTGGTGTTGATCTCGCTCGGCCGGTCGCGCCGCTTCGAACCGGACAGCGATTCCGATGTGCTGCGGATCGCCTGGAACGTGGTCGCGGGCGCGGTGCCCCAGATGGCTTCGACACCATAGGAATATTGCGTGGCGTTGGCTTCAACGCCGGCCTGAAAGCCAGTCGTCGCGGGCATGGGTCGCTCCTGTTGTCATGGAAAGGGCCGGACCTGTGTGCCGGCGGCGTTCGAGGGCCAGCGCGCGGTTCCGGCGTGATGGCGCTCGCGTTGTGGGCTCAGCGGGGGGCGATCTTGCGGTGGCGGCGGTGATACGGTTATATCACCGCTATGCCAGTGAACCCGGACACCACCGTGCGCAAGCTCCTGTCGATGCCCAAGACATTGGCGGCGGAGGTGAGCGAGTTCCGCTTTTCGCAACGCATCGGCACGGAAGCCGAGGCGATCCGGCGCCTGATCGAACTCGGCCTCCGGGCAAGCCGCCCGGCGAAGGCGCGAGCGGACCGGAAGCCCGCCGCATGAGCGATTACGACACCGATATCCTGCTTTGGTCCGAACAGCAGGCGGCCTTGCTGCGCCGTCTTGCCGCGGGTGAGCGGGTCAATGACGCGGCGGTGGACTGGGCCAACATCGCGGAGGAAATCGAGGACGTGGGCAGCAACCGGTTGCACGCGGTGGAATCGCTGCTGAGCCAGGCCTTGCGTCACATGCTGAAGGCGGAGGCGTGGCCCTTGTCGCGCGATGCACCGGGTTGGCGCGCCGATGCGATCGATTTCCGCCAGCAGGCCCGGCGCCGGTTTGTTCCATCGATGCGCAGGAAAATCGACGTTCCCCAGCTCTACCGCCAGGCGCTGCGTACCCTGCCGGAAACAATTGACGACATTCCGCCGCTCCCTGTGCCTGCGGTATGCCCGGTCACGCTCGACGAGCTGCTGTCTGAGGACTGAGGCATCGCGCGGCGGCGCGTGGAACGGATCGCGCGGCGGCGCGTGGAACGGATCGCGCATCAGCGCGTGGGACGCATTCCGCGGCGGCGCGCGCCACCCAAGGTCAACCAGGAGCGCGCTGGATGCGGACCGGCTCAGGTGGTGTCCTGGTAGCGCCAGTCGATGGCGACGGTGATGCACCACCACACCCCGTCCGGGTCATCCACTTGGCCATCACCGATGGAACCGCCCAGGTAGACCACGGGCTGTGCCGGCACACCGCGGAACACGTCCGCCACCGCCTTGGCGATGGCGCGTGCCGTGCCCGAGCCGGATCCGACCGGTACCACCACCTCGATCAGCGCGGTGCCTTCCTCCATCCAGCCACCGCCGCCCAACTCAATCGGGGCGTAGTGGTTGGCGGTCACCGCCACCGCGAGCCAGGGCCCGGGCGGATTGGGCTTCTTGAAAACTTCGTTCGGCCAGGCGATCGGCATGCCGAGATTGGCCGCGATCAGCCGGGCCTTGATGTCATCGAACGGCGCCGGACTGCTCATGAAGGCTCCATCAGGGCTCGCCCCCGCGCACCCAGAGCGACCAGCCGATAAGCGCCGCGCCGTCATGCACCGGGTTGGCGCCCTGCACCGCCCAAACCACGCCGTCGATGGTGATCCAGGTGCCGAGATCCGGCTTCGGCCAGGCGGCGCCGGCCAATTCATCGTTGCCGAGCTGGATTTCCGCGTCACCCTGCCGCCTCGGCGGAGCGATCCGCTCCGGCGCGTAGGATGAAAGCGTGCCGCTCACCGCCAGCGGGGCCGGCGGCACGGCGTCGTTCGGCCGGCTCAGCACCATGGCCCGCCCGAACCGGGCAATCAGCCGCCGGCGGGACGCGGCGAAGCCGGCCATCAGAACGCCACCGCGCGATACGAGGCGAGCTGGCGGGCCAGTTCCGGGCCGATCGCCATCGGCGCCGCGCCCAGCGTGCCATAGGTGATCTGCCCCGCGCCCTCGGCCTGCTCGGCGCGGATCGCCGGATTGGCGCCGCGAGCATGATACGCCGCGCGGATCAGGGCCAATGCGGCGTCCTGCACCGCCATCGGCAGTGCCGGCACACCGGCCATGGGGCTGTCATTGGGTAGCTGATACCCGGCGGCGTAGCTCACCACGACGCTATCCGCGCGCCAGCGGCAGCGCGCCGTGCCGGACAGCCGCCACACCAGGCCCGCCGCGGGGTCGAGCTCGAAATCCGCCCCCGCGGCCAGGGCCGTGCCGTCCTCGGTGATGGTGGAAATCGTCGAAACCGGCGTGACGGCCAGGATCAACGGCGCGGCGAAATTGGCGCAGCGCGGCCGGAAGCTTTCCGCCACCGCCAGCGCGCCGAACCCCCGCCCGCAATGCGCCACGATCGCCGCCGAGGCGCGATCGTTCAGCAGGTCGATATACGCGTCATCGGCGCTGCCCGTCAGGGCCAGGTCCGCCTTGGCGTTGGCCCGGGTGGTCAACTGCGTCGACGCGGGCGGGACAAGCACAGTCAGCAGCCCGGGCATCGGATCAGCCCCGGCCCCGGGCGGACCGCCCGCCGCTCGCGGCCGCGGTTTCCGCCGGTGGAGCGGTCGCGGTGTCCGCCGGCGGGGCGTCCGCGGCTTCCATCGCGCGGCGGCGCGTGGAATCCGTCCCTTCGGCGTCCTCAATGCCCTCCTGATCGGCATACCCCAGCGCCAGCAGCTCCGCCGCCGCGGCCTCGGTCACGTCGATGACGGCGCCGGTGTGCACCACGCCATCGGGCCCCGCCCGCGTGGTGCGCATGCGCAGCCGCACCATCATTTCGGCATCCGCCGCGGCGCGCCGCGCAGCGCCATCGCCGCGTACACCGCGCCGGTGGTCGCGCCGCTCACCGTGGCAACCACGCGGACATACCGCTTGGTGCCCAGGTAGCCGACGCGGCTGATGGTTGACACACCACCGGCGCCGGACAGCGTGGGCATGGCGCCGTCCAACTGGCCGGCCGCAACGTTCGTAAAGGTCGAGTTGTCGTCCGAGTCCTGCACGGTCAGGGCGTGCGTGCCATCGGTCCAGGACACCGGCACAACCACGATCGTTGCGGCGTTGTAGGGTTGCAGGTCAACGCCCGTGCCGTTGGCGGTGGCAGTGCGCGCGGTGCCGGCCAGCGACACGACGACGTCGAACGTCTCCTTGAGAGACTGTTGCATCGGCTGAGTTCCTTTGAGCGTGATGACCGGCGGCGGCATCGCCGAAGGTCTGAATCACGCGATCAAACCAAAAGCGAGAGCGGCAGCGGGCCGGTGTTCCCGCCCCGCCGAAATCAGGCCAGCTTCACGCGGGCAAAGGCTTCCGCCAGCACCGGTTGGCCATCGGTGAACATGCGGCCGATGAACCCGGTCTGGTTGGTCGCGGCATACAGCTCCACCAGGCGCTGGATTTTCAGATCCATCGCATCGGCGATCCAGTAGAACGAGAAATCGCCGATCATCCCGACATACAGGCCGGTCGTGAAGGTGTTCGGCACATACTCGCTGCTGATCACCGGCAGCCCGAGCAGCATGTCCGGCTGGCCCGCCTGCGTGGACGGCTGCCACAGATACTGGTTGGTGGTGTCCTTCAGCTTGGCGATCTGCTCAATCGCGTTGCGGTGGAACAGCCAGCGCGCGCGCATCCGGTAGGCGTCCTTGATCGCGTATTTCGCGGCAACCAGGCCATCCATGCCGATCGCCGTCGCGGTGTTGCCGGTGGACACGTCCCGCGCGGTCGACACGCCATCGGGGCTCGCCATGAACAGGCCGAGCGGCTGGTTGGTGCCAGTGCCCAGCAGGAATGCTTTTTCCTGCGCGATGCCGAACTTGTAGCCGAGGCGCCCGCGCACCACGGTTTCGACATTGAGCAGCCCGGCATCCCCGGCGGTGGCCCGCAGCAGATCGTTCGAAACCTTGATCAGCTTGGCCAGCGGCGACGGCACCATCTTGCGCTTGCCGAACGCCATCGCGGTGTCTTCGTTGCCGATCGCCAGCTCGCTGGTCCAGTCGGCGTCGGCAATGTCGGTTTCCAGCGCCGGAATACCAAGCGACGCCGCGCCGGTGACGGGGATCTTCGTGGCCAGTGCGCGGATCACCACCGCATCATCCACAAACTTCACCAGATCAGCGGCGAATTGCTCCGGCACGACGGTGAAGCCGCCCTGGCTGCCGACGCCCACCGACAGCGCGCGCACTTCATCGCCGGTGAGGCCAGCGCGGCCGTTGATGAGGAAACTGCGGAACGCGGCGCGGTATTCGTCGCTCGCGCGCGGGCGGCCCGCTTCCTTTGTCTCGCGGCCGCGCGCCTCAGCCGGCGCCTGGCGTGACGCGACCTCGCGCGCCGCTTCCAGCGTGCGTTCCTCGGCCTCGATCTGCCGGCGCAGATTGTCGACGCGGGTGAAAATCTCGCTGTGCTTGGCGAGTTCCTCGTTGCTCAGGTCGCGCGTGCCGGCCTGCGCCGCGTCGGTGATCGCCTGCATGGCGGCAACCGCCTCCATCCGCTGCTCGCGGAGGGCCTTCAACCGATCAGACATCGGTTTTCTCCTTCGGTGTGGGGCCGGCGTTTCGTGCCGGCAGGCGCCGCCGCGAGGCGGAATCGGTCAGAGCGCCCGGGCCTGTTCGGCCAGGGCGCGCAACAGGTTCTGCCGGCGCGGCGCGGCGATTTCGGCTTCCCACGCGCGCAGCGAGCGCACCGCGACATCGGTCGCCGTGTAGGCGGGAAACGTGACCACCGAGACGTCGAACAACCGCACCGCTTTCAGCGTGCGCACCACCCGGCCTTCGTCGTCCTTGGCCCAGTCCTGCCCGCCCGGTTTGACGGAAAAGCCGAACGACATCTGGTTGACATCGCCGCGCTTCATCTTCGGCAAGAGCCGGCGCACGTCCGGATCCTCGGCGTCGAGCTCGGCCTCGATCAGCAACCCGCGCCCATCCTCGGCCAGCCGCAGCGTGTTCGACGCGGTGCGCGCCAGCGGCAGGCCGTCGTGGTTGATCAGCAGCCGCACGTCATCCTTCAGCGCGTTGCTGAAGGCGCCGGGCGCGATCTGCTCGCGGAAGCCGCCCAGGTCCTGCGATAGCTGGTTGAACACCGCGGCATGCCCGCGCAACAGCGGCGCACTGGCCTCGCCGCGCAGCTCCACGCACAGGCCATCAACCGCGTATGCGCGGCGTTCAACTTCCATCACGCTGTTGCCTTCCTGTGTTGAATAGGGCGCCGCAGTGGCGCTATATTTCAGTTGGAGCTGGGCCCGTTCCGGACGTTTTCAGCGCAGGTGGGCTAGCGCAAGCTGGCCTTGCACGCCGCCCCCGGCTCCAACCCCCTGTCAGATGCGCCGCTTCCACATTGTCTTGAGGGCTACATCGCGGGCGCGATGTCGCACCTGCTCGACATAGGTGTATTCAAACCGTCCAATCCGGTCCGTGTATACGATCGTAGGTGCGTTACGTATAGTGGTCCGCCGGGTGTGCTGGACTTGTCCGACCTCGGCTATCTGCCGGATACGGGCAAAGTCGGTGCGTGTGATGGCCGCCTGCTGCGGCCGGCGCGAAGCTTCCCGGGTACGATCGCCATGTGTCTGTAGGACGTGCCGAATATCCCCACTGTCGAGCACGCGACGGTAACCGCTGATTTCCTGTCCGGTCACCCGTCTGACCTCAGCGGCGCGCGCCTCCGACACCACGCCTATCGCCAGGCGCGATGTGGTCCCGGCAGTATTCCGCTTGGTTGCGCGGTTGACGTGCCGCTTGATCTTCTTTCGGCCGGGAAAGCCGGAAATCCACTTCCCATCCGGCCCGCGCGGCTGATCCGGGCTGCCCCGGAGCGTTACGCCGCGCGCCGCGCAAAAGGGACAGGCTCCGGCGTCTCCCCGTCTTCACCGCTCCCGCGGCCACCTCGCAGCGCCCGCAGCGCGCGTTGCGCCTGCCCGGGCGGCTTCAGCAGCACGTCCATCACCCGGTCGGCCGGTGCCATGTTCAGCGCCTGCAGCCGCTGATCCCCGCCCGGCAACGGTGCCAGGTTCATCAACCGGCGGACCTCATTGGGCGTCACCAGACCCCACTGGATCTGCAGCGCGTAGCCCTCCATGCGGCTCTTGAAGTCGCCGCGCAGCAGGCCATCCACGTTCAACTCGAAAAAGAACCGCCGCCGGCTCGCGCTGGTGAGCAGCGCCGCGTCCAGCGACTGTTCCCATTCCTCGATCAGCGGCTGCACCGTGTGCACCACGTAACCGATGTTCATCTGCTCGATGCCGGTGCCCCAGCTCGACTGCTTCTCGGTATCGCCCACCAGGTGCGGCGGGATCCCGAAGATCTTGGAGGCGATTTCCGAGGCGATCTGGCGATACAGATCCAGGAACTGCGCCTGCTCATTGGTCATCGACACCGGCTTGAACTTCAGCCCGGCATCGAGAATCGCGACGCGGTGCGCGTTGGCCAGGCCGCCATGGCGTTCCTCCCACTGCGCGCGCATCTTCTCCGCGGTCGCGCGGTCAATCAGCGCGTCAGCCTCGAGTACCCCGCGCGGCGCGGCGCCATTGCCGAAAAACCGCGCCAGATACTCAGTGGCCGCCATGGCCAGCGCCACGGTTTCGCGGTTCAGCCGGAGCGGGCTTTCCGCCTCCAGCCCTTCATCATCCCGCGCCGGGCCGTAGCGCAGATGAAGCACTTCGTCAGCCGCCAGCGTCTCCTGCGGGCCGGTGCGCGGCGCGTGGCGATACCACACCGAGCCATCCGCCGCGCGATACGGACAAACCCGATCCGGGTGCAGCGGGATCAGCGCCGAGGCCGCGCCAGGATTGACGATCCGCGCATAGGCGTTGCCCCAGGCAAGCATCCGCTCGGTCATCAGTCGGCGAAACTGTGCCGACGTTTGCCATGCATTCGGCCTGGCATGGATCAGGTCATACAGCGGGCTGCTGTCCGCCCGCTCGCGCCCGCCATGCGCGGTGCGCAGAAACAACTCCGCCGGCAGGATGCTCAGCGTGCCCGACAGCAGCCGGATCGGCGCCAGCACCGCCGGACAGCGCAACGCATTGGCTGGCGTGACGGAGACACCGGGAACCGTGTTGGCGCCGGCGAACCATTCGGCCAGAACCGGATCGCGCGGATGTGCCGCCGCGCGGGCTTCGCGGGGCGCGGCGCCCTCCCGCCCGAACAGCCGCTTGAGCCAGCCCATGATTGTCTCCCGAAGCGTGATCGCGCCGCGCGGCACGTGACGGCGCGTGAATCAAGCGAGCAAATGCAGACCCGGCGGGATTGCGCCGCGCGGGTTAGAGCAATCCGCCGCGCGCCTTGATCGCGGCGGACAGATCGGGCGGACCGGCGATCTCCGCCGTCGCCGCGCCCACCACCATGGCCAGCGCCACCAGCCCGTCGATGCGCCCGCGTGAGCGTTTCTTGCCGAACCAGCGGTTGCCCTGCGCGTCGACCTCCACGGCCGCGTTGCCCGAGCACCACCGCGTCACCGGCGATACGTCGATCACGATCCCGCCCGTCAGGATCAGGTCCTCCAGCGTCTGCAGCGAGCGCGGCATCCACAACGCCGCCTTGGCGTGCATGCCCATCTTGCCCTGCGAGTGCTTCATCATCCTCAGGCCGGTGCCGTGGTTGGCGCCGTCCGCGATCCACGCCGCGAAGCCGATGCGCGCACAGGCCAGCAGAAAATCGTTGATGCGCGATGGATCGAAGGCCAGCAGCACGACCTGGTGCGCCGCCGCCCAGGCCTGCACTTCCGCGGCGACAAACTCATATTCGATCGCCAGCCCCGGCACCGCCTGCAACAGCCCGGCGGCCGCCCATTCGGCATAAGGCGCGCCGTCCGTCCGCGTCGCTTCCGACAGCCCGGCCTTGCCGTCGCGCGGCTTCCAGTAGCGCACCGTGGCGAACAGCCGCCCGTCCACGCCGCGCCAGGCGATGCCCAGCGCGGTCAGATCGTTCTTCTGCGACAGATCGAGCGCCAGCCAGCACCGCCGCCCGCGCATCGCCGCCGGATCGACCTTGCCCTGCACCGCTTCCCAGGCATCCAGGTCGATCCAGTATTCCGACGAGCCCACCGGGATCCCGAAATACAGCCGCTTCACCGTCAGCGCCTTGGCCATCCGGTGTTGGGCCGAGGCAACCTCGCCGCGCACGTTCTCCGCCGGAAAGGTGATGCCGAGGCAGGGCATCGACTTCAGCCAGCACGACTCGTCGTGCATCGGGTCATCGCCGGGATCGGTGCGCGCGATCAGCGCGAAGGCGGCATCGTCGTCGGTTTCGCCGCGCAGGATGCGCTGGTAGACCTCGGAATACTCCGTGCCGATGGGCTGATCCGCCGCCGGCGTGTTGGTGCCCAGCAGCATCAGCGAATTGCCGGGCATCTTGGCGATCGCCGCCTGCCAGGTTTCGATCGCCCCGCCGGAGCGCCATTCGTGGATCTCATCGCCCAGCACCAGCGACGGGCGCGGGCCGTTCACCCGGTCATCCCCGGCCAGCGCGCGAAACACCGAGCGCGTGGCAGGATGCTCGATCATCCACGACATCTGGCCGTTGCCGCGGATCAGAACCTCGCCCAGGCCTTCCAGCGTCTCGCCATCGTGGTCCGGTATCGGCGCCTGGCACATCGCCACCGCGTCCTGGAACAGCACGTTGGCCTGGTTGCGGTCCTTGGCGATGGCATAGACCTCGGAGCGCGGAATGCCGCACCAGCCCATCACGTAGAGCCCGATCGCCGCCATCAGCGGTGACTTGACCTGGCCCTTGCCCAGCTCCAGCCAGGCGTGGCGGAACCGCCGCCGCCCGTCCGCGCGCATCCAGCCGAACAGCGAGCCGACCACGAAGGCGGTGTAGCTTGGCAGGTGGAACGGTTGGCCGGCCTTGGCGCCGGCGGTGACACTGAGCACCGCCGGGAAGAACGCCAGCACGTCGGCCGCCCGCTCGGGCCGCCAGTGCAGCCCGCGACGGGGCGCGTCGCGGATATCGCGCAGGTGCCGTTCGCAGGCCCGGCGCATCAGCTCACCCGAGACGATCCGCCCGGCCACAACCGCCGCGGCCCACGCCGTGGCCGGATCATCCGGCGCGTCAGGTGCCGACGCATCGCGAACCAGCGGATCAGGGACCACGGGACCAGGCGCTACGGGATCGGGCGCCACGGGATCAGGGGGCGGAGGTGGCTTTCTGGCTGCCAAGGAATCGATCCGCCGCAGTAGGAGCCTTCTTCGCCGCTTCGGCCCGGCCCACCCGCCCGCGCATCGACGGCGGAAGCCCCAGCTCGGCCTCGATCTTCAGCACTTTTTCCGCCGCACCATTGGCGACCGCGAGATACGGGCTATGCATCGGCACCCCGGTGCGCGGCGCCGGCACGATCGGCCCATGCATCGCCACGTGCGCCTCCGCCAGCCGCCAGCGCGCGTAATTCACTGCCAGGATTTCCAGCGCCGCGGCGTTTTCCGGACCCAGCGTGCGCAGCCGCGTCATGTCCGCCACCGCGCCATGCCACCGCGCCGCCGCCAGCGCCGCCGCCGCCGCGCCCCATCCGTCCCCGTCCGGGAACGCCGTCAGCCAATCAGGCTCCGCCAGCACGACACCAGGCCCTGCAAATGGCCCGGCCACCACATTATCCGCCGCCACGATCGGCTTTCGTCCGCGCATCGCCCCACCAGTTGCTTCCGCCCGCACCAGGCGCCCAGCCCGGCGCGGCGACAGGCTTATGTTCGACCGCCAGCAGCGCCACCGCATTGGCGTGCGCCAAACGGGAGACCGGCAACGGCCTGCCGCGCATCCACAGCTCCGCCATCACGCCGTCGACCACGCCAAAAACCGCCGGATCGTCCGACACATCGAACTGCTCGAAACGCGGATTGGCGTTCAGATTCATCGAGCCGCGGATCACCACGCGCCAGCCTTCGGCATTGGAAACCGTGACGATCTTCGCGTGCGTCTTGGTGACGCGAATGCAGCCATCACCGAACCGCGCTTGAAGCTCCGCGACCACCGGCATGTCGCGCTGCGCGCCGGCCCAGTCCATCACCATCCGCAGCGCCAGAATGCGCCGATCAGCCATGAACGCGGTCAGCGCCTCGACCTCGTATTCCGCGATGCACCAGGTCCAGACCGCGACCCCGGCCGGGCCGGTGATGGCCAAAACCGCGGCCGCCAGGTCGATCATGGAAAACTGGCCCTTGGTGAGCCCGAACACGTGCATGCCCCGGCCCAGCCCGGCCAGCGCCTCGGACGCCGCGCCGAGACAACGCGCCGCCGACACCCGGCGCTTCTGGAGCGCCGCCGATGGCGCCCGCACCTCGCCAGGTTCGACCGCGACCCCCCGAAACCGGGCCATGTCGACGCTCCAAAGGGTGGGTGGTCAATTTCATCCCGCTGCAAGCGCATGCCCACACCGGCTTGGCCCCCCATTCCGGGCAGACTTTTGCCCCCCCCTACCCCCCGGCCGGCCGCGGCCGGCTCCAGGGGTGGGCGGGATCGGTCGGATGGCCGTCGACGGTGCAGCGGTTGCTGATCAGCCGCGCAGCGCCTGGCCGGCGCCCGAAGCCGCCATCGGCCTGTGCCGTTTTGGTCGAGTGGTGCGCGTGACATAGGCCCTGCAGGTTCGCCCAGGCGAACGGTGCGCCGCCACGCCGCCGCGGGATCCGGTGATCAACATGCGTCGCCGCCTGGCCGCAGCCCGGGACCGCGCAGGTGGGATGCGCGGCGAGAAAGGCCGCGCGGCAGCGGCGCCAGGCGGCGGAAGCGTAGAATGGATCGTGGGGCATCAGGTGCGCCGGTGTTCCGGTAGGATCAGCGCAGCGGCCCAGGCCACGGCTGGTCAGAAATCGCGCCCCAGGTCACCGGATGCCCGGGCGGTTTGGCGTCCCAGACGCGCCGATCGTCGCGCGTCAACTCATCATCGCCGGAATCTCCGGGTTCATCCTCGGCCGGCTGCGCCGACTGGATTGCATCCGCCGCATATGCGACCGCCCCAGCGCCGCCGACACGCCAGCCCGGCGCGCCGACGCCGAGCAGCCGGCCGCGCATCCTCACCGACGACACTTGGCGGCCGAGGGTATCGGCGATCCGCTGCCAGCTCAAACCAGCGGCAACCAGATGGCGGATTGTCAAATCCTGGTCCTTGGTCCAGACGAGTGCAGCCGGCATATCAGCCCATCGGTTGTGTGGGTGTACGGCCAATACCCCCGCAGGCGGCGCCCACCATCTACGCCGGCAGATACGCGCCCGCGCTGTCACCGGTGCGGACATGCAGATACCGGGTCGTGGTGTTGAGCGAGGCGTGGCCCAGCCCCTGCTGCACCACATGAACCGGTGCGCCGCGATCCAGCGCGTGGCTGGCATGTGCGTGCCTCAGCCAATGCGGCGACACGGCCGCCAGCCCGATCCGGCGCGCGGCGCGACGCACCAGGCGATGAAGCGCGCGGGGCCGGATTGGCGTGCCGTCACGCGCGGCGATCACCGCGTCATCCGGGCGGGCGGCCGGCGCGAGCTCGCGCAGCTCGGCCCAGACGGCTTGCGGGATCAGCACCGTGCGGAGCTTGCCGCCCTTGCCGGTGATCCGCGCCTCAGCGCCACCCTTGCGGGTCGCGCCCAGGTCGCGCCAGCGCAGCGCGCACAGTTCGGCGTTGCGAACCCCGGTGACATACAGCAGCCGCAGCGCGGCGCGCCGGCGTGGCTCGGGCTCGGCCGCGATCATCCGCTGGACGTCGGTTTCCGACAGCGCGCGCGGCGCGCCGGCGGTGGATTTGCTTACCCGCATCTGCCGCCCCGGGTCGGATGACACGGCGCCGAGCTTGTGGGCATAGGCCAGCAGGCTCCGCACCGCGGCCAGCCGGCGCGCCCGCGAGGCGGGCGCCTGCGCGGCAAGCGCGGTGTCCCAGGCTTGCAAATCGGCCAGGGTAGTGTCGGCCAGCGGCTTGCCGGAGTGGCGCAGAAAGGCCTGGAGATCGGCCCGATAAGCCCGCGCGGTGGTGGCGGGCCTGCCGTGCAGCCAGGCGTTGAGGAGGAATTCGTCCTGTTTACAAAGGGTTAACGCCGGTTTCGCCGGGGCCCGGGGTGTCCGATAACAGGCATTATCGGTCGCCCCTGACGGGTTATCGGTCATGCGGGGCATCCCGGAGGCGGGTTATTCGGTCCCGGCGGCGCAGGTTATCGGACAGGGGACAGGGCGCGAGGCACCGCCGTAGATGCGGCGTGAGCCCTGGTCAGCCAGTGATCGGATCAGCCAACGCCCCGGCGCCGGACCGGCGCTTCCAATCAACAGGCGGCGGATGGGCGCGATGCAGCGCGGCCCGGTGTTCCAGCCATTCGGCGATGGCGGGCGGGATCGCCGGCGGCCTACGCCACCACCACATCACGCCGGGTGATGCGCAGCTCGCGCTCCCCGCCCAGGATCCGGATCAGGATCGCGACACGTTCGGCGCTGGACCAGCGGCAGATGCCCGGCAGGCCGGCGAACGGGCCGGTCGCCACCCGCACCGTGGCGCCGGGCGCCACGCGGGGCAGCCGGACGGGTGGGGCGGGCGGATAGATCACGCCGTTCGGCGCGCATTGCCGCCACAGCGCGTGCAGCGCGGCGAGCGGCACCGGGGTCGGTTCATCCGGCGTGTAGCCGAGGATCCTTGCCACGCCGCGGGCACGGTGGATCGGACCGAAATGGCCGGCGGCCCGGTTGGCCTGCACGATCAGGTAGCGGGGAAACAGCGGCTTGATGCGCATCTCGCCCGTGCCGCGTGCCGGTGTCGCGTGTTCCGGCAACCAGGCGGGCAGGCCGCGCCCATCCGGCAGGGCAAGCGCGCGCATCTCCTGCAACGCGAGGATTTCGTGACCGGGCCCGGTATGGACACAATACCAGCGCCAGCCAGGCGCAGTGACTGTGCCGATGGGCTGAAACGACAGGACCGGCGCGGCCGGCTCGATCGGCATCGAGACGGACACCAGGCCGGCGGGGCACGCGTGGTGGTCGATACCCATGGCCGGTGTCGCCTGGTTGGTTCGGTTGTGGGATGAAAACTCTGTCTCACAGATCGGTGAGATTGCGCAACGTTTTGCACGCCGGCGTTGTAAATGTCTCTCCACCCAAACCATGCCGTGTTGCGCCACGGCCCCGGGCGGCCAGGCTTCGGTTGAATGATGGGCGGGTGGCGGCGCGGCGCGCGCGGTGCAGGATGGCATCCGCACGGCGCGAGGCTGCAAAGCGGCGCAGCCCCGTCCGTTACGATGCGAATATGTATCGAATTTGGCCGCCATTCAAGCGATTTCCGCCGGTGACCGCTTGGCCATCAGGCGCCGGAAACCGGGCCAACGGCTCAGGCGCTGCCCGCGCCGATGCTATAGGCCGTTGCCACGGACAAACGGAAGCAGCTCCAGCTTCAGCGGCCGGGCGCGGGCCGAGGGCGGATCCCAACGCTTGGGTTCGGCGCCGGTGGTGTCCGGCCAAAGACATCACAGCCCGGCCGGGCTTCGGCATAGGCAGCGGTGAACTGGCCCGGGTCTGGGGTGTTCGGCACGGCGGCGTCCGATCGGCCGGAGGGGGCGGCTGTGGGGGACTTACATTATGATTTTGTAACAAAAATGTGCTGACATTGCAATAAAGAAATACGCCTCATGGTTGTGGCGCGCGTAAAGGCCGGGGGGGCGACGGCCTGGGTGGATGATGCCAGGGTACCGGACCAAACTTCCCAAATTGGGAAACTTGGCTTGCTTCCCAAAATGGGAAGTCATATCATCGCGGAATGAATGTGATCGCCCGCAAAAACCTGGAAGCCCACTGGCGACGCCATCCGGAGACTGAGCAACCCCTGCGTGCCTGGCTGACCGCGGCAAAGACGGCGAACTGGACGAGCATGAACGCCGTACTGGGCACCTTCTCGAAAGCCAGCCCTGTCTCGGCCGAGCGGTGCGTATTCGACATTTGCGGCGGGAATTATCGGCTGATCGTCGCCTTCAAGTTCACCGCCCGGACCGCATTCATCAAGTTCATCGGCACGCACGCGCAGTACGACCGCGTAGACGCCGCAACCGTATCCCAATTCTAGGAGGTCCGCATGGTTGTCCATCCGATCCGCACCGCAGCCGACCACGAGGCCGCCATGTCCCGCATCGAGGCGCTGTGGCATGCCGAACCCGGCACACCTGAGCACGATGAACTGGAGGTCCTGTCGATCCTGGTATCGGTCTATGAGGACGAGCACTGGCCGATCCGGCCGCCGCATCCGGTGGAAGCGCTCCGCTTCCACATGGAGCAGAACGGCCTCCGGCCGAAGGACCTGGCGGCGGTGCTGGGCAGCGAAAGCCGCGCCTCGGACATCCTCAACCGGCGCCGCAGACTGACGGTGCGGATGATCAAGGACATTCATGCGGCATGGCGGATCCCGCTGGAGGCACTGATCGGCACGGAGGACCCTGACACGTTGGCGCGGCCGGCAGCGTGATGGAGCCGGAGGCGGCGCCTCACGGGCGCCAGGGTGGTGCCAGGAGCATCTGGCTTCACACGCCGCCACGACACCGCGGACATGCGCCAGGGCGACGGAGTCGCGGCCGGGTGGAGCGGGCATGACTTATGCCGTCCGGGCCGCCGGTTCCGCCACAACGGCAATCACGCGGCGGATGGTGGAGTTTTGCGTCCGCCACAGCCGCGCAACGTGGTCCGCCAACCGCTGTTGAAACCAGTCCCGCAGGAACCGGCTGGGCAGGGCGATCGTGACCTCCCCGCCGTCCAGGCCGACGAGCCGCGCCTGTGAGGCCCAGGTGCGGAACTCAGTGGCGCCGATCTCCCCATGCAGCGCGCGGCGTACGCGGCTCCATTGCGCCTCGGGTTCCGGACCATCAGCGGCCTCGGGCGGGGGCTCGGGGGCGGCTGCCGGGGCGCCCGCCGCCGCCTGCCTGCCACCCTGGATCACCAGCGGCGCATGGGCCTGGTTGGTCACAGGCTGCTCCCGCGCCAGGAACGTCATGAACGCCGCGTCCCAGTCGCGATTGCGCTTGCCGTGCTCCTTGGCTTGGGTGCGAAACTTGCGCGCCACATAGGCGAGATCGACGCCAATCTCCCGCGCCAGTGCCTCGGCCCGCGGCGGCGGTGCCCAGTCATCCGGCAACGGGTGGTATTTCGGTCTCCCAGCCCCAGCCGGGGGCGAGCGATCGGCGTGCAAACCCGATGCAATTTGCAGCCCGGTTGCATGATTTGCATCGGCGCCGTTCCCCCCAAGCCCCCCTCCCTCTCTCTCAGAAGGGGAAAGAATTTCCAGGGATTCAGAAGGAGAAGATTCAGAGAGAGAGAGCGCGTGCGCGTGGGCGTTCGCATGCGAATTTGCATGCGACGCGGATGCAAACGCGGCATTCGCATCCGGGCCGGACGTTGATTTCGCATGGTTTTCGCTATGCAAACCGGATGCGATCGCATTATGCAAACCGGATGCGATCGCATCATGCGAATTGGGCGCGATTGCATCGCTTTGCATCCCGCCCGCCCCGGGCGGAGGCTCGCCGGCGGCATCCGAGGGCGGGTCGAACAGGCGCGCCTGGCGCTCCCTCTCGCGGGCCCAGCGCTGGGCGGCGTTGCGCCGGTTGATCTCGCTGCGCGGGTTGGCCTTCACCCCTTCCACCTCCGGGTGGAACAGGCACCCGTCGCGCTCCTCGAAGCCGTGCTCCTCCAGGCGGGGGGCAGCCTTCTCGGCCCAGAAGCGCGGGCTGAGCATCACCGCATCGGCGACGCGCCGGCTGGCATTGATGAGGAAGCCGCGCCGGCGGCAATGCGCGCCGAGCAGGATGTACGCCTTGAAGATGCGCGGCGGCAGGTCATAGGCCGCGGCGACCAGGTCATTGGCGCTGTCGAGGGTGAGATCGTTGGCCCAACGCATTGTCCGTATCCCGCTAGCACGTGCCCTGACGGGCGGGAGAGTCTTTTTGAAGACGATCCGGCATGCCGCGACGGCGGCGACGCCATTCATGGGTGGACGACGCCGCGGCAGGACCGGCCCGGGGCGAGGCCCGCGCGCCGGAAGGCGGTGCCGCGGGGCGGCGGGACTGTCCGATGGTGTGTCCGCACGCGGCCTTCTCGCGACGATCGAACAATAATCCAGGCTTACAACCGGAAAGCGCCGCACTTAGTGAGACGCGTTGTTCCGGGCATGAGGATTTGAACGCGAAGCAACGGTTGGTTGCTGGATTGTCGGCCGGATCGGGAGGATGATGATGGGGCAATTGAATGATTTCTCACCTTCGCCCTGCCGCCGGTTGGTACCCGGCGGCAGGGCGTTTTCTTTCAGGGGGTCAGGCAGGGGTGCGGGGGTGCGGCCGGGCGCCGGATTGACGGCAGAGGCGCGGGATAGCGGCCATGCCTGTTTCCGCGCCGTGCGAAGGACGGCGGGCGCGCGGGGTCATGGCAGCGCCGCCTCTCTGGGAGGCGTCTCGGAAATCACGACTGCCTCTGAAAGGAAGTCGTTCGGACGAACGGCGCCGCCGGTCTCGCGCTCGATTGCATTCATCGCCGCACGTCGCGGTATCATTCGTCCTGTGACCCATTTCGTGACTGTGACCGGGTGAACACCGAGGCGCGCTGCGAACGCGCTATTGGTCATGCCTTCCCGGCTGAGCCACTGCGATAAGGTCATGGAGCGACTCTTGCGACTTTCGCTAACAAACCGTCAAGCGATATTCGCTAGGTATGCTCTAACGCCCGCCTCTGGTGGTGCGCGATTTTCATGAGCATGGGAAAGCGCAGCCGTGTCCGTCGTGAGCCGATGCCCTATCTCCGGGCGTGGCGAGAAAGTTTAGGCTTGTCTCGCCAGGCAGTTGTGAACAAAATAGGAACATCAAGGCCCGACAGTCCGACGATCGATCAGGCAACCCTGGCGAAGTGGGAGGATGGTGAGACGGCTGTGCGCGTCGAAGATCTTCAACTCTTGGCAGAAATCTACGGTGTTACGCCCGACCGGCTATTCTTTGCGCCGGGGGACGCGCGCACGCCACAGCTATTGCAGCGAGCATTTCGGGTCCTAACAGAAGCACCGGCCGATGCCGTCGAGCACTGGCTCCGTACCGGCGAGGCGCTCGCACGACTCGACCGCACTGGTCCAGCCGATACTGCATAGCGATTGGCCGTCGTTTAGCGAAATTAGCAAGGTACTTATTGCGTCAAATTAGCGATGATCGCTAATATCACTCCGCCGCTTTGCGCACGGAGACCTGATGACCAACGACAACCCGGTAGATATCGCCCGGGAATTCGCGAGGGTCACGTTGACCCTCACTGTCCTACGCCTCCCCGGGAAACCAATCCTCCAGCACCTACTTCGGCGTGAAACGCGGCGAACCGACATCGACGCGCGGCGTTTCGCCGTAATCGGCAAGCGTCCCGGGGAGCAGCGCCCGCGCCGGCCGGGGGTGATGGGCGATGGGAAGAACGCCGTCACTACTTGCTTTCCAAGTAGGCTATGCGGCCCTCCAGGCGGCGCACCAGCTTTTCCAGGAAGCGAATTTGCTCGTTTGCAATTCTGGCGCTTTCCATTGCAGCGCGCGCCTGCGCAAGCGCATCGTCCGTATGCCCCAATCCCATCGTCAGGTGCTCGTCCAGCGCATCCATCCGGTGCTGCAGCCGGTCCATCCGCGCCACCAGGTCCGTGCGGAGCTGGGTTTGCCCGCTTTCCAATCGTTCCAGCACTGCCAGGATGCGGGTGGTTGGATCGTCGCTCATGCGGTTCCTCCACGGTCATCATAACAGACATGAGTGCCGGCCCGATCGGCGTTCTGTCGCTGCATCGATGCTTGCCACCGCGGCGCGGCCACCCGAAAAGCGAAACGCCGGTCGGGAATCGGCCCGGCCGGCGATCAGAGGAGGTGAGACATGCTGCTACATGTCTGGCTTCCGCGGCTGATCGTGATGGCCGTGATCGTCAAGGTCAAGATCATCCGCAAGAGGGAACGGCGGCGGCCCGGCCCGGGAAACCGGGCCGGATTCCTCCTGGCGCATACCGCTCACGGCGCCGGAGGATCCACCCGGTCCAGCCGCCGTTCGATGCGGTCCAGCCGCTCCTCGATCCGGGTCATGCGGATTTCCATGTGGTCGATGCGCTGATCCAGCAGGGTGAGCTTCTGTTCCACGACGCCAAGGCGTCGCCGGATATCCGCGGCCGACTCCTCGATCCGTTCCATGCGCTGCTCCAGCCGCCGCAGGAACACCAGCACCAGGCTGTCGGGTTGATCGCTCATGGTGCGGTTCCCCCTTTCCTCGCCGAATACCGCGCATCCTCAACCCGCATGACATGGGCAAACAGCGGGTTGCACGGCAGCCAGCGCAACGCGGCGGCAACACGGGATGCCCGGGTAATCGAGCGGGACGCCTTTTCTCCCAGGGCCGAGGGGAAAAACCGCCGCCGCTCGCGGTCGCGGAACGTCCGCCGCACGGGCTGCAACACCGGCCAACAGCGTTCCCGGAAGCTTCCCTGGGCATGCCAGCGGTTCTCGAACCGCACGCGCCCGTCCGAGTCGCGCGTGACATACGGCTCGAACGTCGCCTTATCGAGGCTCAGGCAGTGCCGGCACATCGGGCTGCTCGCTCAAGGCATGTCAGCTTTCATCGGGAAACCAGTCGTCCAGCACCTGCTCGGGGGTGAACACCAGCGCGTCGATCTCAACGCGTGGGGTTTCGCCGTGGGCGGTCAACGCCAGCGTGGCCAGCTTCGCCGCCCGTTTGGTCTCCACCGTGACAGCGGGCGCGACGTGGCGCCGCAGGCTCGGGCTTCGGCTGAGCAGATCTTCAACCGATGCGCGGGCATTGCCGATGCTGATCATCCAGCCAGCGCGCGGGTCGCTGGCGGGCGATACGATCAGCTTCATCAAGTGCAGCAGGATGGTGCGGATATCGCTGCGCAGGGCGCGGTGATCGGATTCGCCCAAGGCCTCGATCTCCTCGATCAGGTGCGCGAAATCCACCTGGTCGTTGACGCGCTCACCGGCCGCCAACCGGCGCAGCAGCGCGGCCTGATGCTCGGACCACAGCACGATGTCGGTGTCGTACTCGCTCATGACCCGGTATCTCGATCGTCCCCCGCGCCGGTGTCAACGGGCACGGTGCCGCCATGACCCCCGAGGCATTGGCGGCCCTTTTCCCCCGCCTCGATCCGGCGCTGCTGCTGCTGGTGGCGCGGCTGATGCGCCGCGCGCCCTCGGCCGAAGTGCTGCTGCTGCTGCATGACGCACTGATCGAGTGCGCCGAGCTGACCGAGCTGGACGACCCAGCCCTGGGCCAGCAACTGCGCGTGCTGGCGCAGGGGGTCGCCGCCGCCGTCACGGAGGCCGGCGATGACTGATCCCCTGCCCCGCCACCTGGACCCCGGCGCGCTTGATGCCGCGGCGGCGGCGCTGTGGACCGCCTGTTATCCCGCCCTGCCGTGGGAGGCGCTGCATGAGGTGATGCGGACCCGCTACCAGCACAACGTCGCGCTGGTGATCCACGCCTATCAGCAGCACACGGAAGGGCAGGATGGGTAACGATGGCGTAATGCACGCAACGAGGGAGGCCCGCGCTTGATGATCGAACCGCGTCTGTCGGTCGCCCAACTCGCACGCGCCTGGGGCTGCTCCCGCCAGCACGTCTACAATCTGATTGAAGCGGGTCAGTTGCCAGCGATCCGGATCGGATCCCTCATTCGCATCCGACCTGAAGATGCCAGGGCATACGAATGCCGCGACCAAAAGCAGAGCGACCGACCTACAGCCTCACTCGCCGTGGCGCCCGATACTACGTCCAGTGGTGGGAAGGTGGTCGCGCACAGCGGATATCATGCCGCACTTCGAACCAGGCGGCCGCGCGCCGTTTTCTAGCCGAGTTCAAGGCCGGCCGCGCGGCGCCGCTGATCCCCGCGGCGCCCACCCTGGGCGCGATACTGGACGGCTATGAGGCCGAGCGTGCGCCCCATACGCACAGCCCGACCCTGAAGTATTGCTGCGCCGCGTTGCGCCGCCACCTCGCCGACCTGCCAGCCGATCTGCTCAACAAGGAACAGGTACGCGCCTATGTCGCGGCGCGACGTAAGGAAGGCGCGGGCGGCGCGCCCGCGCGGCGTGCCCGGCGCGAGATCAGCGACGGAACCTTGATCCGGGAGTTGGGTGCATTGCGCGCGGCACTGGCCTGGGCGGTGCACGAAAACTGGATTCCCACGGCCCCGCACGTTGAACGGCCACACGCGCCGCCGCCTCGCGACCGATGGCTGACGCGGGATGAAGCGGCGCGGTTGCTGGCCGCGACCGTGGCGCCGCATGCGCGGCTGTTCATCGCGCTCGCCCTGCACACTGCGGCGCGCTCCGGTGCGATCCTGCAGCTCACCTGGGATCGGGTGAATCTGACTGCCCGAACCATCGACATGGGGGCCAGCCGCGGCCGCAAGCGCCGCGCCCGCCACTTGCCCATCAACGACGCCCTGCGGCCCCTGCTTGAAGTGGCCGCTGCGGCGGCAACCACGCAGTGGGTCATCGAACACGGGGGCGCCCCGGTGGCGTCCATCAAGACGGCGTTCCGGGCCGCGGCAACGCGTTCGGGGATAGCCGGTGTAACGCCGCACACGCTGCGGCACACGGCGGTGACCTGGATGGTGCAGGCCGACGTGCCCCTGCCCATGGTCGCCGCCTATGCGGCCATGTCTCAGCAGATGGTGGAGCGGGTTTATGGCCATCATTCGCCGGACTGGATGCGGCGGGCGGCCGAGGCATTATCTAGGCAAGTGGCCTAG